ATCTATTACATCCCTTCTAACAGACTTAATCACCCTCTACTATACATTGATACCACTTTATACAGAAACGCTCTTAAACATCTTCTAAACACCCTTAAAAGAGCTATTGACATTAGCCATTGCTGAAGGGAAATACATCTATGCCAATACATAGGGTAGCATTATATCCTATGGGTATATGTAGTAGTATACTAATATAGTAGACCTCTTTATTAGAGGTCTACTAATATATTAGTAATATATACAAGTAATATATTAGTATACTACGCGTGAGAAAAATAATATGCTTAATGAATTGAAATATCATTCACTAATTGTATATTAGTGTAAAAGATAATTTGTTATGACACAGAAAGAGTTAATGTTAGCTTTAGCGGGTAGTGGTATACCGAAGAATGATATAAAGAAGGAGATGTTTAGCTTCTATAATTCTATGGTGGGTAAGAGCAAGTATTTCAGTAGGCAGGAGAATCCAAAGACGGCTTGTGGTAGTTGTATTCAGAGGGTGAAGACTTCTATTTGGAAATGGTATCACAGTGATGAAACAGCACCAACGTATAGCGAGTTGGAATTTACGGGAAGGTTGGGCGCACATAACATACCTTTGTACAAAGTCGTAAAGTAATGGCAAGTGTTAGAGATACAAATGGGAATGTTGTTAGGGGACTTGGTTCTGAATTAACAGATACCCAAAGTGAGTTTATTGATAAGGTAAAGAAGTATGGCTTTGAGGAGGCTGCAAAGATAGCTACCGAGATGAAGTATACGAACTACTACAGAGATAGGAGAACTATCGGCACAGCGTTCTATAATGAGTTGATGAAGATAGTAGCTTCCGAGGGTATGCAGATAGAGGCAGCCAAGGGGTCTAACATTAGGGCTTTGATTAATATCAGAGACAAGGCACTTCGTGCAGGAGATGATAAAGCTGCTATGGAGGCTATAAAGATTCTTAATGATATGCAGGGCTATAAAGCACCTACGAAGGTGCAGCAGACCAAAATAGATGTTAAGGCGACTATTGACCTTACCTCTAAAGAAGAGGACGAGGATATTGACTACATTGATATTTAATGGAGATTAAACTATACAACCCTACACAACCTCAAAAGGATTTCTTAAACATCATCTATGAGGATAAGCCTTTTATTACATTGGCGGCTATGGGTAGGCAGACAGGTAAGACTTATGCGATGATGAACGATGCTGTAATGAGGGCGTTGAATAACAAGAAGCATAGGACATTCTGGGTATCACCTATACAGGAGCAGGCTAATAAAGTGATGAAGGACATAGAGAGTATGTTTAGTAACCACCAAGAGTTGTTTAGTCAGATAATCACAAGGTTTGATAGGAAGCACAATGAGATATACTTCTACAACGGTAGTTTTATTAAGTTCCGCTCTTCAGAGGCGGGGGATAACCTTCGTGGTGCGACATTGGATTTTATCTACATTGATGAAGGTGCTTTTATTAAGGAGGCGTTTATCAATGAGGTATTGCTGCCTATGGTTACAAGGACTAATGGTAGGGTAGTAATGTCTTCTACTTTTAACGGTAAGAACTGGTACTGGGATTGGTATCAAAGGGGATTGCAGGAAGAAGATTGGGGACAGATAAAAAGCATCAAGAGAACATATCTTGACTTAAATGACCAAAAGGTGGAGAAAACAGTATTGGGGATTAGGAAGTCTATGACTAAAGCACAGTTTGACCAAGAGTTTCTATGTAGACCTGTGAGTGCTGATGCGTTGTTCTCTAATATTGAGGAAGCTATTGTTAAGGAGATACCAAAACAGTACGAGAGGATATATATTGGTATGGATATCGGGGTAGCGCAGGATTATACAGTGCTTACTGCGATGACTCAAGACTACGAGGTGATAGATGTTGATAGGTTTAACTTTAAGGAGCAGGGGATGGACTCTGCGGACTTTAAACAACGCATAAAGGACTTTTACCTTAAACACTTTGATTTTCTTGCAGCGGCATACTTTGAGGTCAACAACAACGATTTACTCTTTGATGAGATTACCGATGACGATAGGATGTACAAGCTGATACCCTTTCAGACTACGAGCAAGAGTAAACCAGAGATTATACGCAATCTGATTAAATTATTTGAGGACAATAAGATTAAGATACCAGAATACGATATATTGGTAAAGGAGTTGTACGATTACAAAAGTAAGAGGAATCCGATTACAGGTAACCTACAGTTCTCTAATACCGATGGTAAGCACGATGACTGCGTAATGAGTTTAGCTATCGCTGCTTATTGCGCTACAGAGGAGCAAGACGGAGGTATAACAATGTTCTTATAATGGAATTTAAGCACCATATAGAGCTTATAAAGCATTTAAAGAGGTCTGATGATATCATAGCATTCTTGGATAGTTTTAGAGGCGTAGAGAGGCTTAAAATATCTCGGTCTATAAAACAAGACTATCCTTTAAAGCCTAAAGATGTTGTTTCAGAGGATGTAAAAGACCAATTTAATGTCTACACTTCCATAAACGACCTTGTATTAGGACAATTTATAATGCTTGAGCAGATAATCACAGGTAAAACACGTCTGCAAGAGTATCAAATAGATTTAGAGATACTCAAACTAATACTACGTCCTAAACACCACTCCTCTTTTGATAACGAAAACAAAGAGGATGAAAGAGAAAATGAGTATAAAATACTAAATACAGATACTCTGGACCTCTACGGAGTATTAAACACCTTTTTAAAAGACAGGAACAAAGTGTTGTTTAAAGACTTTGCAGGTGTGTTCTACGATTCAAAAGAAGATGAAGAGGAAGAAGAGGATGAGCAAACAGAAAAGACTTCAGAGATGCTTTTTCAAAGTCAGTGGTACTGGTATTCAATTGTTAGGATGTTAGCACAAGAAGATGTCCGAAGATATGCAGAGATATATATGCTGCCGATGAATACTGTGCTGCCCGAAATGTCGTACCTCGCACAGAAAAATAAGATAGAGGATGCAAACAGAAGGCAATCCGAGGCTCTGCGTAAATTGTAAATTAAGAAAAGACAGGCGTGAACGATTTAACCACTATATACGAGTTGTTTGAGCAATTCGGAACTAATCATTCTATGGTTAGCGAATTTAAGCTGCTAAACTCGTTAGACGATTTAGAGAATATACAAATCAATCATAGAGGGTTGTTTATTTCATTAGAAGACGCTAACATCTCCAGAGATGAAGGAAGTCCCATATATGATGTGAACTTCAATATAGTGATTGTAGACAAGGTAAGTGTAGATGACCCCTTGGCACTCATAAACTCCAATCAAGAGAATTTATTTGTAATGGGTCAGTTACAAGATTACTTCATACAAAACCTTGATGGCTCGCAAAGCTTTCAAGAGGTTAGTATGAGAGGCTTCTCATCAGAAGACTATAATATAACCGCTTCCGTAAGTAATGCAACCTTTGTTGTAGGGAGAAATCCTTATTTGAGAGGTATTGACATTTAATGGCTGTTAATGTAAATAGAATGAAGAACCCCCGTGCCGCTAAACAACAGCAGCAGGGGTCTTTACGTTTCTACATACAACAGGAGCTTGCGAAAGCAAAGGTTATAAAGAAATTAAAAATGAATCTTACGGGTACTGCCATAGACGGCAACCCGTATATTCATAAGGCTACTGGTAAACTTGAGAAAAGTATTAAGCCCAATACAGACGGTCAAAAGATTTGGGGGAAAAACATTACCTCAAAGATAAAGGTTGATGCTTATTTAGGTTTAGGTATCGGTATTGAACAGGTTTCTGTTCGCATTGATATGGCAGAATATGGTGATACCCTTGATAAAGGTGGTAAGCCAGAGGTGGTTAATCAAAACGATATATACAGATGGGTGTTAGCCAAGGCGAATAGATACCCTACAGGTCAGTGGTTCTATAGAGGGGGTAACATAAGTGGAGGCGAGATGACATCCTATGCTGCTTGGAACATATCATACCACGTTACAAAAAAGATTAGTTCAGTTGGAGTTAGAGAAACGGGTTGGTTAGGTTTTCTTAAAGGAAAGAATGGACTTAACGGAGCTTTACAAAGAGCATTCACTCGTTATTTAAATGATTACGATGATTACACCTATGGAACGGTAATCAATAAGTTAGATAAAATGTTAAGCAAGCTATAAAATGGCAGAACAAAGCAATAGAATACAGTTTCTACAAGATGCATTACGCAAATTAGCGAAAGCTGTAAGAGAAGTATCGGGAGGTTTAATTGACCTTGACAAGACTATCTCTAAAATAACGGGTAGTACAAAGAAGCTTGAGCAAGAAGTAGATAAAGCTTCAGCTAAAACCAAAAAGTACAAAGACAATTTAAAGGAGGCTAATAACGAGCAAAAGAAGTTTGGTAAAAACACTGACGACAACAACAAAAAGTCTAAAGGGTTTGGAGCAACTCTGCTCAAAAATGTTAAAACCATTATATCTTTCTATAGTGGTTACTTACTTCTTAATGGGGCTTTAAGACTTGCACAGACTTTTACAGTAGGTGCGGTAAAGAGGTTCGCAGAATTAGAATCAGCTACCGCCAGAGTCGGTGCTGTTACAAATGCAACTAACGAAGAACTTGAATCCTTAAAAAAGAACACCCTTGATGTAGCAGGTGCTACAACATTTACTGCCGTTGAGATAGCAGGGCTACAAACTGAACTCGGTAAACTTGGATTCTCTGTAGATGAGATACAGCAGTCTACGCTTGCAATAGCAAACGCAGCACAAGCATTAGGCGTTGGTTTGGCAGATATTGCACAGAAGGTCGGTGTGACTATTCGCGCGTTTAACCTTGATGCTTCTCAAGCTGCCTCTGTAGCGGATACACTTACTTCAGCTATTAATGGTTCTGCTCTATCCTTTGAATCTTTTGGTACTTCAATCGCTTATGTTGCACCGATTGCGGGACAGTTAGGTATTACATTCCAAGAGACGGCAGCGGCAATGGGTGTTCTTGCAGACAGTGGTTTCCAAGCCTCTCGTATTGGTACTGGTCTTCGTAAGATTTTACTTGAAGTAGGGGAATCTGGTGAGACTTTAAAGGAAACATTACAAAACTTAAAAGATGAGCAGCTATCGCTAAACGACATTACTGAAATTTTTGGCAAGACAGCAGTAGCACAAGCTACGGTCCTTGTTAATAATATTGATAAACTTGAAGAATATTCTGGTAAATTTGGTCAGTTAGGAGCTGCAACGCAGGCTTCAGCAAAACAAATAGATACATTAGAAGGCAAGATTAAATTATTAAACTCCGCCTTTGACGCTTTCTTAATTAAACTTGCAGACACGTCTACTATTGGTGGAACTTTATTCAATAGATTATTTAACATTGTTTTACCAGAAGCTGTTGAAAATCAATTAGCAGCATATAAACAGTTAAGGGACAATGACTTTTTTAATCTACTTTCAGATAACGCTGCTCAAGCAGCAGAAAACATTATTAAATCTGGTGCATCAACGGAAGATGAATTAGAAAGAATAGTTAGAGAAACTTTAGCCTCAAGAGGAAAAATTGCGGCGGGAGAAAGAGAACAGCTTTTAAGCGGGAATAAAGTAATCGCTTTATCTGAAAATACAACGAAAGCATATGAAGGATTAAAAGAAGAAACGAGAAGACTAATACAAGCGCGTAAAGATGATGTGTTGGCAACAGCAGGTCAAGAAAGAGCTGTTCTTAAACTAACAGAGGCAGGAGAAAATCTTTTAGACTCTAAAAGAAACGAAGTGATTAATCAGCAACAAGCTCTGGAAGCTAACAGACTTGCTGGTATAGAATATGAGAATCTCGGTTTACAAATAGACAGTGCTAAAGATAGTTTAGATAGTCTAACTAAAGGCTCTGATGAGTATAAAAAAACCGTTGCTGAAATAGGGAAGTTAGAAACACTACAACAGCAAATAGCAAACTTTCAGTTTGACGACGCTGATATACAAGCTATTGTAACCAATTTATATAAAGCAATGGCTTCCTTGCCCACAACAGGAGAAGCAAAGGGATATATAGCTGATTTTGCCAAAAAGCTAACCAAGGACGTTGCTGATATATTAGAGGATTCTGATGAAGCACTTCAATTAGCACCTATATTCCCTCCAGAATCAATAGAAGAGGCAAGGACATTCTTCCAGAAACTTGGTGATGAAGCAGCTTATTCTCTCCTTCAACTTGGAGAGCAACTTGCTCAAGAAGGTGCGGATATGGCTAATGATATATATCAAAACATAGCCGATGAGCGTTTGCAGCAGCTTCAAAACGAATTGGATGCAGAACTTGACTTAATAAAAAACAGATACGAGACAGAAGGGGATATACTAAAATCTCAACTTGATAATCAATTAATTACAGAGTCTCAATTTAGACAGAAACAAAAAGAATTAAGACAGGCTCAAGTAGCTGAAGAAAACAGTGTAGAGAGACAAAGTTTTAACGCGGAGAAAAAGCAAGACTTAAATAACGCTAAAGCTGATTATCTTGCTGCTCTTGCTCAATCATTTATTAACGAAGTGATTGCGGGTGTTCCGTTCCCAGCAAATGCTATTAACGCATTAATCACATCTGGAGCTTCAGCAATATCTTATGCGGGACAAGTTACAGCCATTAATCAAAGACAGTTTGTTCCTAAAAAGTTTGCCGAAGGGGGTATGGTTAGTGGACCATCACACGCAGATGGTGGTGTACCATTCTCTGTACAGGGTCAAGGAGGCTACGAAATGGAAGGTGGAGAGTTTATAGTAAACAAAAGAGCCTCTCATATGCACCGAGACTTACTTGAGCGTATAAACAATTCTTACAAGGTAAGACCATTACAGGGCCAACATAAATTTGCAACAGGTGGACTCGTGTCAATCCAAAGCAATGAAAGTGTAGATTACCTAAAGGCTATCGCAGAGGCTACGACCTCAACAGCTATAGGTGTAAGCAAACCAGTTCGTGCTTATGTTGCAGACAAAGACTTGCGTACCGATAGTACAGAACGTAGAATTAGAGATAGAAACGACAGAATATAATTATGGCTGACTATATATTTTACAGCGGATTAGACACTTCAAACTTTTCCGCTACAAAAACTACTGCGAATCAGTTTACAATATCAACAGGTACTTTCCTCTTAAACGATGCAGTGTATATACCTTACAACGATGTTAAAGGTGTATATGCTATATGTATAAACGCTGGCACGAGAACTTTTCAGTTTGATAACGAAGTGTATTCAGATGTGCCGTCTTCATTTAGCTCAAACGCATCCAATCACTGGGACGCAGGTGCTGATATATTGTATAACGATGTTTCTTCTTATAGAATATCTTCTGAAGTAGAGAAAGGATTGTTCTCTAAAGCATATAAGTCTTATAGCTCATCAATAGATTATAAGCTTATTATAGGATTACAGCGCAGACAGTTCTTTACAGATACTCAATACAAGTCAACTAAAGAGCTTGTGTTAGCGAGTAATGTTGTGTTTGTAGACACTTGTGATAATGTAGCTTATGGAGTAGGCTTTGAAGGCGATGATTTTGATGTATTCAATAACAAATTCAAGTCATCATTAGAATTTAATATCGCAACACGATAGTATGGATTTTAAGTTAGAGATTAGCAGGACCAACATAGCGAACAGTTACTATGATGTTGACTTGTTTCCACAACAGCAATTAGAATACGATTTAGATTTCTACGATAGTGTGGATATCAGCAAAATAAAACTGCCGTTTTACACGAAGCTTCGTATACCTCTAACAGCAAATAACAAATCGTCTAATAGGTTTAACTTTGAACCTGTAACCTCTGCTACTAATCAATTCCCGAAAGATGATTTCTATTTTAAGATTACAGTTTACGGGTCTTCTTCTACAGAGATAGCAGGTATACTTAATGTAATATCTTTTGAATACAATTCTTCGGAATCATACATTGAAGTAGAATTAAAGGATTACCTATCAAAGTACATCGCTGCAATAAAGGATACTAAACTCGGAGAGCTATACACTGATAACTACTATACACAGCGAAGAACACTTAACCAATTTCGTGCAAACACCGCAAGTGGTGGTGAGGCAGGTATTAAAAATACCAACCCCGACTACACACGTCCTATGTCATTCCCTTACATAGACTTCTGTAATGATGTAGATGGTAAGTTTGGTTATGGTGCAAGGCAGTTTCTTGAGTATGGAACGGGTATAGATAGAACGGGTATTATGCCTGTGTTCTCTGTAAAGGGTTTTTTACAATACTTAACAGCATACATAAGCTCTGCTGCTTTCCCTCTTCGTGTTGATTCAAAACTATTTGAATTAGGTGCTTATGCAAGTACCCCCGCGTTTGCTAATTTTGAAGCGGAGAAGTTGCATATGGTTATACCATCACAGCTCCTCGCTAAAGAAGACATAAACAGAAGAAACTTCTTTGTAAGACAAGCACCTGCTTGGTCGGGTACTAATCAGTCACTGGAGTCTTGTGTAAAATTAGACAACAGTACAAAATTAATTCACACGAATTGGTTTGGGAACTCTGAAACGCAAGGTAACTTCGGTACAGATGACGAGGGCAATCCACTATACAATACAGTAGACTGGGGCGCAGAAAAGCGTATGGGATTCTACCCTTGTGTAGAAACACCACCGAGTAGCAATGATTTTATATGTGATGGCAACAGAGGATTCTTTTGTCCTAAAGTTTCTTTCAACGCAGATATAAGGCTAAACTCTGGAGGAACAGTAGTTAATATTCAACAGCCTAAATTAGAAATACCTGTTGCTGGAGAAGATGGGTTGGTTCAAGGGATAATACTTTCATCTCCATCGGATATGAGGTTCAAAGCCTATATAGGTATATACGAGGATGGATTTATGGTAAAGAAAATACCAATGCAAGATTCATCAGGTAATGACATCATTCTCAATATGAGTAATGTTATTTCTGTGCAACAAGGAAATTCAAATAAGAATAGTAATCAAGCACCGTTTGATTATTTTAAATGTGAAGACGGAGAAACAAGTGGCTCTGGAGTTATTTTCACACACGGTACGCAATTTAATGATACATTATTGTTTGAGAACTTTGACGCATACATACCTCAAGACCAAGAAATTTTTGTAAACGGAGGAAGTAGATATGGTGTGAACTACTTTATTGAACCTTTTGATGGCGAGCTACAAATAAACTATGCTACAGCATTTAACCACGGGAACAACCCTGCTGAAGCTACGGCATATAATTTGGCATTGTTTGGGGTAAACGACTTGAGAAAGTTGATTACAAGAATAGAGAACTATGGTGAATTAAATATTAAGTTTAACTCTAATGCAGATACTCTTCTTTACAAGCTTACAGATGAGTTTATAATTAGTGAGTCTATAAATAAAACTTGTCCTCTCAATGTATCTGAAATACTCACAGCACTTCTAAAAAGATTTGACTGTGGTCTATTCTATGAGTTTGATTCAAGTGCATCTACCCACGTCCTTCGTGTAGACCCTCTTTCAGTAGTTAGGTCTGGTAGTCAAAATATAAACGCTCTTATAGATGATATAAAATCTATTAAGATAAGTAATGGTGGAGATAAAGTAAAATTACTTGAAATAAATAATAAGGACTACGGATTATACTTTGATGACTTAAACAACGATGGAGTAACAATAGGTTCTACTGTTCAAGAATTAAATCCAGAGGGTATAGTAGAAATTAAAATTGACCTTAAATCTTCTATATACTATCGTTCTGTTTGTGGCGATGATGCTTCAGATATGGATAGCAATCAAAACTTTCAGAACGGAGCTTTTAGTGAGAAAGAACTTGGTTTTACTCCAAACATATTCACGAAGAATAAAGATGTGGGATTAAGGTTCGCTTATTTAGATAAGCCTATCGTAGATACAAACTTAAAAATACCACATATTAAGCTCAAGGGTAATGACCAAAGCGGTCAGATGATTACTGAAACAGAGCGCATATACATAGACCTTGGAAAGCAAACTTTCAACGGAAGATTATTCCCTTACAATACGGCGGGGTGGAATCTTATGTTTGAAGATGAGGATGGTGAGACAACAGATACTTACGATGATATATTTGCCGCTTCAGAGAAAATACTTCAGAGCGAGAACCCGCGCATAGAGTTTGATATGGTTGTTCCCACATCGGACTTGGCTACATTAGATTTCTTTTTAAAAACATTTTCAGCAACAATAGCTACTTCAAATAACATACTTGTGAAAAGCGCAAGCGGTAATGTCTATAACGATTACGCTTACATTACTATAGAAGGGATATTACAATAATTGTAAATTAATTTGATGGCTACATACAACGACTACCCACAATCTGCTACTAACAACGCCAAGAAAGTTCTTGAGTGGAAAAAGAAGTATGGTAAGGAAGTTAAAGGTATGACTAATGTAGGTTGGACTCGTGCCAATCAATTAGCATCAAAAAGAAAACTATCGTATGAGACTATTGCAAGAATGGCTGCGTTTAATCGCCATAGAAAGAATGCTGCGATTGACCCTAAATTTAAGGACACGCCTTGGAAAGACAGAGGCTATGTGGCTTGGCTTGGTTGGGGAGGAACAAGCGGTGTTAACTGGGCAATTAGAAAAGCTGAAAGCATACGAAAAGGAACAGTTAAGGCAAGTGTTGATGTGGCTGACGTCCCGTGGGGTGACCGTAAAGTCAAAGATGATTATGCTACACAAGGCAAGGATGGCAGCATTAAGAAATCTCCCAAAGCACCTAAAAGCGATACTCCTAACAAGAATCCTAAAGGTGTTGGAAAAGGTGGAAAGCTATCTGCGAAAGTTATTAAGTCTATAAAGACTAAAGTAGACGCTTACAATGAGAAGTACCCCGATAAGAAAGTGGGTATGGGAGCTGCAAAGCGTGTTGTACTTCGTGGTATGGGTGCTTTTAACACAGGACACTCACCAAAGGTTACAAGTGCTACACAATGGGGACTTGCCCGCCTAAACGCATTTATGTATTTGGTAAAGAACGGTAGACCGTCTAATCCAAAGTATGTACAAGACAACGACCTGCTACCAAAGTGGCATAAAAAAGCAAAGAAGAATGGATAAACTACCATTATTTGATATATCATTAGAAGACATCGCTCAAGGGATGTACAAGATTTCTCTTGTAGACAAGCCCGCTATTGAGGAAGACTTCATCCACTTCAACGAAGTAGAGAAGGTACAGATGTTTGCTGATGAAAAGAAGAAAGAGGTTGTAGGACCTATTATGATTCCTAACAAGGAAATACTACGCTTCTCGCCCGAGATGGGATATTACTATGTACGCTTCACTGCGGAGACAATCCAAGAGATTATGTACAAGTATTCTAAAGAGGGATTATTTAACGCATTTGGCATTAACCATCAGAACGATACTGACGATGTAGTGATGCTTGAAGTTTGGACTAAAGAGAGTGATAACGATAAGTCTGTAGACTATGGTTATAACCTACCAAACGGAACCGTATTCGTAAAGGCAAAGATTGAGTCTGACGAATTATTTACTGCAATTGAAAACGGAGAGATAAATGGTTTCTCTATTGAGATTAAGGCAGATATTAAACCAACAATTAATAACGAAGAACAAATGAACGAATTTAGTTTTGGCAAAGAACTTGGTAAGTTGGAGGCTCAATTTGAGACGATGACTAACAAGTACGAAGCAAGAATTGAAGCTTTGGAGAACGAGAACAACTCGCTCCTTGAAGCTGTGACATCTTTTGAAGATAAGTTTGCTGGTGTTTCTGATTTGAAGGAAGCCATTGAAATGATTCAAAAGCACATCGCGTCTATGGGTGACTCTCAAGAAGAGATGACTGAAGACAAGGATGAAGAAGAATTGGCTCATACTCCCGAACACAAAGAGGAGGAAGAGAAAGAAGAAATGAAGGATGACAAGTACGAAGCTACTGAAGAAGTTGCCGAGGAAGTCTCTGAAGAATTTACTGCTGAAGAAGAAGCTACAGAAGCTGAAGTTGAGGAGCAATTTGCTGCTGAACAAAAGGCTGAAGAAGTTGAAGAAACAGTAGAAGACAAGACAGTAGTTTTTAATGGTATCACTTCTGAAAAGGTAGATATGATTAATAACTTCTTTAACCGCAAGTAATTATTGTAAATTAATTAAACGAATCCTCTTAAATTAAAATAAAATGAGTATAGTAATATCAAACTTGCCATACGGTGACCGTCGTCCAGACTTGTTCATTGACACTATGGTAAAATCGGCAGCGGTATTAAACCGTTTTCGCCTTGTTGACGGTGTTAAAGCTAAAGTAAACGTACCTATCTTTGACGCTACATTATCTTTCGGTTCAGACCTTTGTGTCTTTGACGGCAACTCTGCTGCTACAATCGGAGAAAAAGAAATGACTGTAACTACTTACAAGTGGTCTTTCCTAAACTGTAAGAACGCTCTTGAGTCTTCTTACCGTGGTCTTCTTTTAAAGAAAGGTCAGAACAATCCAGAAACTATGGATGCTGACTTTAAAGACTGGGTATTTGACTACTTCGCAAAATTGTCTGCTGAAAAAGCATTGACTGTTGCAGGTACTGCATTGACTACTGAAATGGCTGCTGACGCTGCTGTATTGGATTACGATACAAACGCTGCTTTAACTTCTGCTAACATCCTTGACAAATTAGAGGGTGCTTACGAAACAATGAGTGACGTTATGTTGGCTGCTGTTTACGGCGATGCTGACCGTGATTTCAAACCTGCTATCTTCTTGGGAACTGCTGCTATGCAACACTACCAAATCGCTATCGCTGGTCTTTACACTACTACTCCACAAGGTGTTGTAGAAGGTGGTGTACCGAACTACTACGG